CCATGGGGCGCTGTGGTTGGTGAGTCGGATCAGGTTATTTCCTTCGGCGAGGCGTTGCAGAAGATGCGTGAGGGCATAGCTCGCGCATACACGGATCGGACCGGGATCAAGCGTGGCGACGTGATCAAGATGATGGATCGTGAGACGTGGCTTGACGCGAAGGAGGCGACTGCAAAGGGTTTTGCGGATCGGATTGAGAAGCCCGTAAAGATGGCCGCGAATTTTGACATTTCCCGATTTTCTCGATTCAACCACGTCCCGGCGAAGTTCGGGCGTCTGCTAAAGGAGAATGCGAAGATGACTACCAAGAACCGAAAGCCGGACGCGCCCGACGATGAATTTGAAGGCGAGCCCGTCGCGAAGAGTACCGCGGAGATTCGGGCGGAGCTTCTGTCCAATCAGAAGGAGATTCGTTCGCTCTGCAAGATCGCCGGCAAGCTGGACCTTGCCGAAGGCTTCATCTCCGATGACAAGTCCATGGGCGATGTAATCGCCGCGTTGGACAAGCTCGCCGAAGACGAAGCGAAGGAGAAGGCGAAGGAGACCAAGGGCAAGGGCAAGGCGTCTGATGAAACCAATCCGCGTCACAACCCCAATGCGACGGAAGCGCAGCAAGCGTCGCTTGATCCGGTCGCGATTTATAACAAGTGGAATTCCGCCGGGAAGCGAGTCGCTGCCGGCTAACCCGCATTTTGGGTGAGCCCCGTCAAGTAACTGAATTTCGAAGCAAAGAGGATTGCGATCATGACTGTTCTTACCGAAGCCCAACACACGGGCGAGTTCCTTTTGAGCGAAGCGCCGGGCACCCTCTCGCGTGAGAAAGGGATTCTTACTTCCGGCGTGGTCGTTGCGGACGGCGATGTGCTGGCACTCTCCGCCGGTAAGTTGGTGCGCGCGACTCAAGCCGAAGGCTCGGAAGTGCTTGTTGGCATCGCTTACGGCGCTCACGATGCGACCGGTGGCGACTTGGCGGATGTGCCGTATATTGCGCGGCTCGCCGAAGTGAAGCTTGATTTGATTCAGGTCAATGCTTCGGAGTCCGAACCGGATTCCGGCGTGCTCGCGGAGCTTGCCGGGCTCTTCATCATATCGCGCTGATCGTTGGTTGTTCGCGCGCCAATGCGTGGATAGTCTGTCCTGAAACATGACAGTCCACTAACCGAATTCAAATCGCGCAACGGAGGCGCGTCTGTCATGCACATGGATATCTTTAACGATGACGCCTTCTCGCTGATCAGTCTTACTGCGGCAATTAACAACGTTGACCACGTTCCCGGCCGGTCGGGCGAGCTTGTCTTTGCTGGCGTCGGCGAGGGCGTGGGCACGCTCACTGTCTCCTTCGAAAGCAAGGCCGAATCGCTCACGCTGATTCAGACTTCGCCGCGCGGCGCTCCGGCTCCGAAGGAGAAGCAGGACAAGAGCAACATCCGGGCTGTGTCCATCCCGCAAATCAAGCTGGAAGACACCATCGGCGCGCACCAAGTCCAGGGTGTCCGGGCCTTCGGGACCACGGATCAGCTTCGGGGTGTGCAAACCGTCGTGGCTACGCAGATGAACAAGATGACCCTTCGTCATGACTTGACGTTGGAGCATCACCGGCTTGGTGCGCTCAAAGGCGAGATCAAGGACGCGAACGGCGCTACGCTGCAAAATCTGTTCACGCTCTTCGGTGTTACCAATTCGGACGGCAACGCCGGCCCGGAGGATTTCGGCTTCGACTTCGCCGACAACGAGTCGGAAATCCGGTTGCGGTGTATGGATGTGGTTCGCTTTATTCAGCGCAGCGCGAAGACCATCATTCCGTCAACCGCCCGGGTGTGGGCATTCTGCGGCGATAACTTCTTTGATGAACTGATTTCCCATCCGGTCGTCAAGGATGTCTACAAGAATACGACCGACCAGGAGCGGCGACTTGGCGCGAACTATGCCTTCGGCGTTTTCGAGTTCGGCGGGATCGTGTGGGAAAACTACCGTGGCACGGACGACAACGCCACGGTAGCGATTGACGATGACGAAGCCCGGATTTTCTTGACGGGCGTTCCCGGTCTCTATGCGGAGTATTTCGCTCCGGCCGACTTCATGGAGACTGTCAACACGGTTGGGCTCCCGCGGTATGCGAAGCTCGCCCCGGACAATCGCTTCAATCAGTTTGTTGAGCTTCACACTCAACAGAACCCGCTCCCCATCTGTCTGCGGCCTAAGACCCTTGTTCGCGCGGTGGTCGGGCAGAGCGAGTAATCAGGGGTTGTTTCGAGGAAGTCACGGGGCCGTGATCGCATAAGGGAACACGGCCCCGATTGTTTTAGTGATTGCCGGTAGCGTCATGGATTTTTGGACAGTCCCGCCGTTATGGCAGGGTGAAACCGCGTTCATCATCGCGGGCGGCACAAGCGTAGCGCAGCAAGACGTAAGCGCGCTTCGCGGTCGGCGCGTGATCGTAATCAATTCGAGCTATGAAGTAGCGCCTTGGGCGGACTTCCTCTTCTTCGGGGATAAACGTTGGTATCTGGAGCATGGTAATCGGCCGCTCTTGCGAAGCTTCGAAGGTAAGGTGGTCACTGTCTCCGGTGTTTCCGCCGCGTCTAATCATCAAATCATTCGGTTGAAGCGTATTGTTCCTCCGCCGGGGTTAGTTACAGCGCGTAATTCCGCGGCGTGCCTTAAGACTAGTATGCAAGGCGGAATGAATTTTGCCGTACACCTCGGCGTGAAGCGGATCGTGCTTCTTGGCGCGGATGCTCGCCGCGCCGATGACGGGCGTACACATCACCACTCTTCGCATAAATGGAACAACAAACAGGGGAACAAGACATGGGAAATTCAGATGAATCAATTGCAGTTGATCGTTGATCCACTGCGCGCACTAGGAATTGATGTGATCAACACATCGCCGATTAGCCGGCTTCCGTGGTGGGTTAAGATATCTCTGGAGGAAGCGCTATGCTTGCCGTAGTCACTTTCTTATGGGGCGACAAATACCCGGCGGAGTATGTTGCTAAGCTCCGCAACATGGTCGCGCGCAACCTTCACGTTCCGCATGATTTTATTTGCATCACAGAGAGACAATTACGTCCATACATATCAACACCATTTATCATGTGTCCAGAGTGGCCTAAGTTTGAGGAATTGCAGGGGTGTTATCGTCGGCTAAAACTGTTTTCGCTTAGGGGGTTCTTCGACTACTCCCGAATTGTGATGCTCGATTTGGATTTAGTCATTACTGGCGATGTAACTCCGTTGCTCACCGGGCTTGATCCGATCACGATTTATAAATGCAAGGCTCAAGGCTCGCGCGGCTACGCGCTCAATCCCGGTATCCTGGCCTTCAACGCGGGCGCACTCAAACCTGTTTGGGATTACTTCTCGCCTGATCCGAACGCAGCTATTGCGGTCGCGAAGTCTCGCGGCTGGAGCGGCACGGATCAAGCCATCATGGGGCTCTCCCTTGATCAGCGTGCGGGTGTGCGAACTATTGGTGAGCGCGATGGGGTGTTGAGCTTCCGCGATCACTTCAAATTCCGTGAGCGTCCGACAGGGATCGAGGGTGCGCGGATCGTAAGTTTTCATTCTAAATCGAATCCAAGTGATCAGGACACACAAGCAAAATTTCCGTGGATTCGTGAGCACTGGCGATGAAGGGGTATAAGGGCGGAATTTGCCCGGATGATGAAGTCGCTATGATTCAAGCGGTCAAGGATCATCACATCAAAACGCTTTTGGAATTCGGGCCGGGCAAATCAACGGAGATTTGGTTAGCCGCGGGGGTGAAGTTCATAACGACTTGTGAGCATGATCCGCGTTGGCGAGATCGCGCACGGGCGATGTTTGCCGGACAACTTAGCATCAACGTGCGTGGATATGAGAACACGCCGGAGATTGTTATTCCGGAATTGGAGGGAAAGACCTTTGATGCAATTTTTGTGGATAGTCCTGCCGGATATGACGGCGGCCGTATGGAGCATCCAGATCAAGAGGGCTGCGCCCGGTTGAACACACTTCGCTTCGCAGTTAGGCATACGCGCGGCGTTGTCCTCTTGCATGATGCGAGACGGCCGGGAGAACAGAAATCCCTTTTTCGTATTGCGAGCGAAGGGTGTTTTTGGGACATGATTGAAACTAAGAAGGGAATTGCGCGCGTTTTTGGCTCGGAGGATCACACATGATTTCCGTAGTGTGTTGTTTTTGGGATCGCCGCCGCCGCTCCTATCAGACGTTTTCACATCATACCGTGAACGTTCTTCGCCGGATGGTCTCACGCAATTTGAAAACGCCTCATGAATTTGTTTGCATGACAGATCAACCGGCAGGGGGTTTTGATCCGGAGATTCGGCTTATGTCGCTGGCAACGGATTTGATTCCGTTAGGCAACGCTTATCCGAAGCTCGCCGTGTTCAAGCGTGATCCGGGGTTGCGTGATTGGAGTCTATTTCTTGACCTCGATACCGTGATCACGGGGCCTCTTGATCCTCTGATTGACCCGGCGATTAAGTTGGGCCTGCCTGCAATCTTCTTGCCTGAGTTCTGTGTTGCAGGACGACGACGAGGAATGCAGGCATACTACAATACAAGCATATTCATTCTTCGCACCGGATCGCTTCCGCAAGTATGGGATAAATTTGACCCGAAGACTTCACCGCAGTTCGTGCGGCGAACGCGTAAGATTGGATCGGATCAAGTCTGGATTTCGGAGACGCTAGGTCCGGATCAGGCAACGTGGTCCGCCGACGAGCGAATCGTATCTTTCAAATATCATTGTGCGCCCGATTGGCGAAGCTCCGTTCGGGGTTCGTTGGCTGACGGTGTGTCCGTCGTCTGCTTTCATGGAGCCTTCAAACCTTGGGATTCCGCCGTCCAAGAGGCGAACCCTTGGATTGTTGAGCATTGGCGATGAAGACGCCCGCAATGGTTCTTTTGAGCGATGAAGAAATCCCCGGTTCAGTCGGTCACGGTTGTTCACGAAGACCCGCCGTCGGAAGGTGAGGGGTTTTTTGGGCTTGAAGAACCCGTATTCAACAAGTCGGACAAGAGCACTTCTAGCGAGCCCGGCGAGCAAGGGCTTCTAGGTGAGCCCGGCGAGCAAGGGCTTCCAGGTGAGCCCGGCGAGCAAGGGCTTCCAGGTGAGCCCGGCGAACCGGGGCCTCTTGGTAAGCGCGGCAAGCCCGGTACGGACGGTTCCGATGGGTGGTCTCCTATTCTCGGAATCGTGAGCGACGGGAGCCGCCGCGTTTTCAGAATTACGGAATGGTTTGGCGGGGAAGGCGAACAGCCGCCTACGGGCTATATCGGTCCGGAGGGGTTGGTTCATGATATCCGTGACGCTATCGACGTTCGCGGTCCGAAAGGGCTGGACGGCAAACGCGGGGTTCCCGGCTTCGGGGGATCGCCCGGTCGACCGGGTGACAAGGGTGATCCGGGCGAGGGCGGCGGGGGTGAACCAAGTAGCGGTAGCGGTGAGCCCGGCGCTCCGGGCGAAAATGGGTTCGCTCCTGAATTCGCTTTGGAAGAGCAAGAATCCAGCGGCGAAGTTTTTTTGAAGGTCGTCAATTGGGACGACTTTGAATCTGATCCCGATTCAGAACCGCCGGTTGATGTGTATATAGGTGCGAATGGGTACACATCGGACATAAACGAAGCGATCAATGTTCGCGGTACCGATGGAATCGACGGCATCGACGGCACCAACGGTATCGACGGCACCAACGGCACCGATGGAAACCCTACTGGGTTTAGGTATCGGTTTGATTCTGCAACGTCCGGTGACCCGGGCTCTGGAGATTTTCTATTCAACCATGCAACATTTTCGTCCGCGACTACGTTTCACATAAGTGAAACTGATGTAGACGGGAATGCATTAGCGACAGTGCTAGCTGCGATTAACAACAGTCCCGCAGAAACCGTTCCGGGGATGATGGTCACAGCTATTAGTGAAGATCGCAATGCGGTCTTCGTGTTGAAGCTAACATCCGCACGAACTGACGCAGGGGCCTACAACACTTTTACGATGGTCCCAATCGGGTCCGCAGGTACCGCGGTCAACGGAGAATTGTTTTTTCTTTCGTTTGATCAGATGCAGGGGTGCGAAGTTGTCCGTACTTATAAGTCGAATGATACTTGGACGAAGCTTCCGGGCTTGTTGGCAGTGGATAGTTTTTGTTTGGGCGGCGGCGGCGGCGGCGGTGGCACCGCTACGGTTTCTTCTGGAGAAGCTCAAGGTGGTGGCGGGGGCGGCGCGGGCGGCTGTAGTTTCAAGCGTATTCTAGCGTCTTCATTAGGCACTAGTGAGACTGTCACTATAGGCGCGGGCGGCGCGGGTAAAGCGGGTGCGGGTACGGGCACAGCGGGCGGGACTACTAGCTTCGGGTCCCATCACTCGGCAACGGGTGGTAATGGCGCGTCTAATGGAAATTGCGGCGCGGGAGCATTCGCGTTTGAGTCAGGCGGGGGTGGTGGAAGTGGTAGCAGTGGCGATTACAACGCAGCAGGCGGTAGCGGTGTGGAGGCTAAGATGTGGACAGGCGCGGGCACCCCTGCGTCTTTAAGCGGCGCGGGTGGTCCTAGCTTTTACCTCAGTAATCCTCCCGGCGTGCGCTCCGCCGGGGCGGGCGATGGAAACAATGGTGCGAGCGCTAACGCAAATACGGGCGCGGGCGGTGCGGGTGCGTCGGCAGTGGGTTCTCTAGGCTCTACACGCACGGGCGGCACAGGCGGATCAGGTCTTGTGATTGTGCGCGAGTATTACGCGGCTGTTGGATTAAGCGGCAGTGTAACAGCATTCAACACGACTGGAAGTCCAGGAACGGGTGACGGTTTTGAGTCTGGTACCGTGATCATCTTCGGCCAGACAAACCCTCCAACGGGTTGGCAGAAGATCACGACGCACAACGATAAGGTTCTGCGGGTTGTTTCGGGCACCGTGAGCTTCGGCGGGTCAGTTGATTTTTCAGTCGCCTTTGCGCGCACGGCAACGGACTCACACATATTGACCACTGCCGAGTTGGCGTCACATATGCACGGCATGGTTCATACGCACAATATCGATCACACGCACAGTGAGCCCTCTGAGGTTAATAACAGAGGGGTGGGTAGTGGTAGTGGTAGAATAACGGAAGGACTTGATTCAGGTGCAGATGGCAACACGATTCAAATAGAGCACAGCGGATCATCCGGCGGATCAAGCGCGGGTAGCACTGACGCGGCCGGATCAGGAACAGGTCACATCCACAATATTGATCTTCGTGTGAAGTATGCCGACGTGACATTTATGGAGAAGCTTTGATGACTGACAGACAGGTCCCGCTTGGAAGTGAAAAGCTTGTGTGTCCTCTTCACAAGGAGACGATGGACAAGGTGTGTCATAAGTGTCCGTTTTGGGTTCATCTCCGCTGCATGAATCCGCAGAACGCAGACGAAATGATTGATCGCTGGAATTGCGCGATTGCGTTCATGCCCGTTCTCTTGACTGAGAATGCACGCCAACAAATGGAAACTGCCAAGGAGCTTGGACGCTTTCGGGCTCAAATGGTGCAGCTAAGTTTAAATCCGATTCCAATCAGTCCAGAAGGTGCAATGCTCGCGAGACTGTCGGGCAAGGAAAAATGAAAAGCGAGTGAGCCATGGATTACGACGCAGTTCTTTATGATCCAATTTACGCCGTTCAAGGTGTGTCCGCGACGCTTACGATTGGAGCGACGGTCTATGAAGAATTGACCGCGTTGGACAAGACTTCGGGGATCGATACGGGCGAGCAAGGACCCTTAGTCCAAACGATTCGCCCTGCGGCGTGCTTTCGGGTTTCCGAACTCCTTTCACGCGGCGTTACTGTGGCGTCGCTCACGGGTGCAACGTTGGAGATGAACGGTCTTCAATGGAAGGTTAGCAGCCATCGCGCAAAGCCCTCACCCAATGGCGAGGCGAAGGGCGAGGTTTTCCTGATTCTATTCAAGAAGAGAGTCATTGAAGAATCGGAGTCAGAGTGATGGACAGGCGTGAAGAAATTTTGGAAGCTATCAAGGCGTTTGCCATCGCGTTGACTGGCTTCAATGTGTATCGCAACGACTTGAATATTCCAGACGACAAGTTGCCGGCCATTGTGATCTTGGACGCGGATGAAATCGCGGACGAGTCGAGCTATGGCCGCGGCCGTCCGGCTCAAAGTCCGGTAATCGTTGGAATGACGCCAGAAATTTTCTTCTTATTGCAGGAGGAAACGGAGGCGTGCGGGTCTGCGTTGAATGCGCTCCGGGGCCGGTTTATCAAGGGGATTTTGAGTGATCCAACGTTGGTTGAACTGTGTCACAACGGAGATATACGATACGAAGCATTTTCAACTTCGTTCGCGGGCGGTCGTGAGATGAACGGCCAAGCCGGGATTAGTTTCAGATTCAATTATGTTATGCGGCCCGATAAATTTTGAGTTCATGACAGTCTAACCCCGAAGTTTTTAACCGCGCAACGGAGGCGCGACTGTCATGGCGAGTTCTCCCCAAATCACGAATTACACCATCGGCAAGGGTGAATGCTATTTCAAGAAAACCGGTGATACCACATGGCGGCATCTTGGCAACGTTCCGGAATTCGAGTTCACGCCCGAAGTAGAAACGCTGGAACACTTCTCTTCCATGTCGGGCGTGAAGACGAAGGATCGCACCGTGACGCTTTCGAAGAGCGGCACGCTCCGCGTCGTCATGGAGGAATGGACTTCGCGCAACCTCGCGCTTGTCGTGCTTGGTGATGTGTCGCAAGACGCGGCCGGGCGTGAAGTGATCGAGATTTTCAGTCAAACGGCCATCTCCGGAAAGTTCTTGTTCAAAGGCACGAACGACGTTGGCCCCCGCTATCAGTGGGAGTTCAACGGCGTCGATTTCCTTCCGGGTTCGTCCATAAATCCGATTGGCGAGGAATGGGGCCAACTGGAAGCGAGCGGCGAGATTGCTGCCGTCGCGGGCTCCTTCGGCACCATCACCAAGATTGCGGAGGAAGGCGAAGAGGCATCCGAGCCGCTTTCGGAAATCGAGGTCGGTTCCGAGTAACGAGTTCGCAGAGCCGTTTAAATGGTGCGATGTTGGAGGCGGCAACCTACGTGCTCTTGCCGCTTCCATGCATTTTAGAAAGAAGGATTTGAGACAATGGCTGTTGGTCTTTTAGATATTGCGCAATCAACGAGAACCGTTTCCATTGGCAAAGCGGAGGTTCACGTTTCCGGTGTGTCGGCCGCAGGGATTGCCTATCTTCTTGAGCGCTTCCCAATATTGCGACAACTGTTCGCCGGTCGGGAAGTCTCTATGAATCCCGACCAACTCATGAAGCTAGCGCCCGAAGCGATTGCTTCCGTGGTCGCATGTGGAACAGGTTACGTGAATTCGCCGGAAGCGGAGAAGATCGCCGCCGGTTTGTCCGCGGGCATTCAACTTGAACTTATTTCCACGATCATGGAAGTCACTATGCCCAAGGGCGTCGCGCCTTTTATGGAAAGTCTAACGGGCCTCGCCAACTCGCTAGACGCTTCTGGCAAGGCTCCGGTTGGGAAATCGCCCAAGCAGTCGAAAACCTGATTATCGCTGGCCATCCGGCGGCAAATGTTTGGAATTACACTCCGCGTCAAATTGCGGCGTGGCAGTTCATCGCCGACAAACGAATGCGGCGAGAGAAAGCGAATGACCTTGCGCTAGGTGTCATGGCGTCCCGTGGCGACGTGCGTAAGATCAAGGAGTTTATGCGGAAGGCGGAGCGCGGCGACTAATGAGCACTCTAGGAATCGTTGTCGGTCGGTTGTCGAGTAGCCTTGTGGAAGCGTTTGCAGGAACGCGGCCCACTTCGACTTATCAGCAAATTGCGGTTGCTGCGACGGCGACAATTAAGGAAGCGGGCGAAATCTTCAAGACGGATGCCCGCGCTGACATTGCCGCCGCGGGCTTCGGATTGAAGTGGCAAAATGCATTCCGTGTGGTCTATTTCCCGAAGGGTAACCGGACTTCTGTAAACGCCGCCGCATTTGGGTTTCACAAAATACCTTACTCAATCGTCTTCGAAGAGGGCGCGACGATTCGCGCACGTGCGGGTTTGCTTTGGTTGCCGCTTCCCTCCACGCCGAAGATGGCAGGTCGTAACAAGGCGACTCCGAAGCGGATGATTCAAGCAGGAATTAAACTGTTCACGATTAAGGGCAGGGCTGGCAAGCCGCTTCTTGCATCCAACATCCGCGTTTCGCGGCGGCAAGCCAACGCGCCGGTATCCAGTTTATCTATCAACTTGAGCAAGCTGAAACGCGGAGCTTGGAGTGAGAAAGGAATCGCACGGGCCGTTCCGCTGTTCATCGGAGTCGAGTCGGTGACAGTGCGTAAGCGTTTCAATATTGCAGGTGTGGCGTCGAAGGTGCGCGGTCAACTGGTCGGAATTTACGTCAACAACATTTCGGCGGAGGCGTAGCCATGGCCTGGCGTACAATTAATCAGCGAATTGGCCTTGAGGGTGGAGAGGAAATCCTTAAGGAGCTTCACCGGATCGGCGCGGAAGGAGAGGCCGCGTTCAAGAAGCTTCGGCAAGCTGCGCAAGGTAGCGAACCAATTAGCGCTTGGCGCGAAGCCGGCGAGAAGTTGCGAGCCCACTTGGGCGAACTCGGCAAAGCTGCATCTGAGGTTGGCACTGCGTTTTCATCCCTTGGCACTGCGGTTCTGGAATCCATTAGGAACGTTGCAGCAATCGGCGGAGCCGTTATCGCTGCCGCGGCGGGCTTTGCGTTGTTAGTCAAGAGTGCGGGTGATGTGGCCGATCAATTGCAGGACTCGGCGGACCAGATCGGTACCACCACAAAGGAGCTAGAAAACCTGACCTTTGCGGCGGAGCAAGCCAACATCTCCGAAGAGAAGTTTTCGAAGGGGATGCTTAAGCTCAATCGCAGTATGAGTGAGTCGGCGGATCACGCGAAACAGGAATCGGCCAAGGTTAAGAATGCTCAAGTCGGGTTGCAACGCCAATTGCAAGACCTGAATCGGAAATTCCTCGAATCGGATATCAACACGGTTGATGGCTTGGCTAACAACGCCAAGGCGCGAGAGTCGATTCTGCGAAATCATAAGCGGCAGTTGGCGGACGTGCGCCGTGAAGCCAAGCTAAATGAAGACGTATTTCAAAAGCTCGGCATTCAAGTCAAGAATGCTGATGGTACGTTTCGCAACACGAAAGATGTGCTCTTCGATCTAGCGGACGCTTTCCAACGTATGCCGAATGGGGCGGAGAAGTCCGCCGCTTCGATCAAGCTTTTCTCACGCGAGGGTGCGAAGTTCATTCCGTTTTTGAACCAAGGCCGGGAAGCTATAGAGGCCATGATGGAGCAAGCGCAGCGCGTCGCACCTGCGTTTACGGAAATTGAGAAGTCGGCCGGGATCAAAGTTGGCGACGCTTTCGACCAACTTGCCCGCGCATCGGCTAATTTGAAGAACAAGTTTTTACTGACATTCGCGCCCACGGTAGCACGGGTGTTTGATGCGTTGACGGAGCGTATCGTTTTAACGCGAGATGGCATTCTGGAATTCGCGCAAACAATGAATGATAAAGTACAACCTATCGTCCAAGACTTCATTGATTTGATGCAGGGGAACGACCATCGAGTCGCCAAGGATTCCATCGTGCGGCAATTGCGCGACGGCATAGTCGAGTTCAGCCTTGCGGTCAAGAATGCCGTAACCGGGATCATCATCCCGGCGCTGCTTGCCTTGCTTGCCGTATTGAATGAGGTGGCGAAGGCCATCAACTTTATCTTCGGCACGCAATTGACCGGCGGACAGATTGCTGCGGCATTGGTGATCACGAAGTTGATTGGGTTATTCGGCGTGCTGCGTGCGGCTATCAATCTCGCCGAGGCATCAGTTAATTTACTCTTCATCGCGTTCCGTCCTCTGCTTCTCGCCGTTGCCGTTGCCGTTGCTCCATTCGCCGCAATTGCCGCCGCGGGGGTTGCAATCGGATTTGCGCTTGGCGCATTGGTCAATTTGTTGACTGGACGGAGGCTCGATTTTGGATTGTTGGCAGAAAGGGCGAAGTTCGCTTTCAACGCTATTGTGCAAGGCGTGCAAATTTCTTGGAGACTTATATTAGCGTTCTGGGTGAATGGTATTACCGGCGTGATTTCCGAAGTGAACCGGCTTGCTCCGAATGTGCAGCAAGCTCTGCAAGCCGTCCTGACTAGCTTCGCGAATTTCCCGCTGTTCTTGGCGCAAAAGTTTAGCGAGGGGATTGACGCTATCACGCTCTTCTTCCAGACGAAATTCAACGAAGCGATTGAAGGAGTCAAAACGCTCTTTCTAGGGCTTGTTGAATTCTTCAAGAGCACCGTGATTGGGCAGTTGGTCACGGCCGTTGTTGAGTTCGTGGCTTTCCTTCCGCAGAAGTTTTCGGAAGCAGTAACAGCGCTTCAAACGCTGTGGCAAGGCTTCAAGGACTTCTTTACCATCAAATGGGCAGAAGGGGTGCAGTTCCTACAGGATAAGACTCAGGAGTTCTTAACGTGGTTCGGCGGCACGTTTGTCGGACAGATACTCGCGGGTATCGCTGCAATCGTTGCGAAGATCAAGGAATGGGCCACGGCGCAAGCT